GTTGATTTCCGAAAGGATTTCAGCAGCGAGGATGTTTGAGAGTTCAGTCTCAGCGTCAAGACCATGAATTGCCTTCAGATCCTGTGCCAGTTCCATGGTGTATTCTGCCTTGAGGGCGCGTGATACTGCTGTAACCGCTACCTTCTCAATGCTGAAAGCCATTTCCTGGAAGTTACCGCCAGCAGCAGTGCCGTCACCAAGACGTTCTGCAGCAGTGCGTGACATACCAGTTGAAACGGTATATGAACCAGATGTTGCAGCTGAAGCGCGCAGCGTTGGGTCATTAGCTTCCTGAACACGACCTGATGAAGTGTTACCAACAACGAAACGTGAAGCTGTGTTACCAGCTGCTGAACCTGAGAAGGTTGTGTTTGCTTCGTTGAAGAGAGCTTCCGTTCCGTTCTGAGCTGAGTAACGTGAACGCATTGCGAAGATCAGGCCTGTTGGACCTGTCATTGGCTGAACGCCGCAGATATCGTATGCGATCAGGTTAGGCATAGAACGACGAACCAGTGAGATAAGAACTGGGTCGAATGTGTCGATTGAACCGTCACCAGCTGTTGAGCTTGATGAGCCCATGCTGTTGATTGGAGCAGCTTCACCGAGCAGTGTTGGTGCACGATAGCCGCCCGAACCGAAACCGTCTTCACGTGCTGACTTTTCCTGGTTTTCCAGAAGCTGTGCAACTACGCTACGACGATGAACGTCCTTAATGGGAGCCAGATCAGGATGTTCCAGGACTGGCTGCCACTTCTTCTGAATTGATTCGTTCAGAGATTCCATTTTACTTTTTCTCCTAATTATTACTTTTTGATGCCGCGTGAAATTGCGGACATATAAGCAGCCATCTCAACTGGAACCTGCTTTTCAGCGCCCTCTTCTAGGTCGCCCACTGGTTCCTCATCGAAAGATACTGATTCTGACAACTGGCTGGCCTTGCCTGTTGTTGGGAAGTAGCTTTCACGAAGTGTAGCAATCTTCTTTGAATACGTTGTTACGTCTTCAAATTCAACTGCTTCAGAAAGTGACTGCAGTTTAGCAATCTGCGTATCTGTCAGGCCTTCTGAAACTTGTGCGAACGCAGCAGCGCGTTCAAATTCATGAATCTTGGCTGTAAGCTCAACATTCTTTTCGATTTCTTCATTGATAGCAGCTTCAAGAGCATCAACCTTATCAGCAAGCTCTTCAGCAACTTCAACTGCTTCGTCTGGAATGTCGATGTAGTGTGATTCAAACAGACCCTTAAGACCTGACATGAATGACTCTACGATCTCAGCCTTAAGACCACGCTCGATAGCGACAGAGTTCTGCTCCATCCACTGCTCAACAACGTAGTCAAGGTATGTGTCAACACGCTCAACGAGTTCTTCGCTAGCTGTTGAAACTTCTTCTGTAAGTGATTCGTCGAAATTAGCTTCGACTGCTTCGAGCTGCTCGTTTACCTTTGAAAGAACAGCTGCTGTGTAGACTTCAGTTGCCTTAGCAATGAACTCTTCTGAAACTTCTGTACCAGCAAAAATTGCCTTAATGTCGTCAGAAACGTCGAGATCTTCAGCTGTAATACGAACTGATGATTCGCCGATTGAACGCTGCTTTGGATCAACAGATGAACCCTGCATTGGATTTGTCTTATCGCCCTTGAAAGCTGCATCATAGAAAGCAGAAACGTCAGCCTTCTTAAGACCAGAAAGAACGTCAACGATTGAGTTGATCATTCCGACCTTAGTGTATGGCTTTACGCTTGAGCCCTGAAGCATAGGACCTGACTTCTCACCCTCTTGGGCTACACCGCCTGGAACTGCTGCCTGAACTCCAGTAGAGTCAGCGATCTCAGCATTAACGCCGTAGCTCGCTTTTTTTGCTTCTTGCACGTCGAGCTTTTCGACGTTATTTTCCTGACCTGACATATTGATATTCTCCTCAGGGTTATTAGAAGATTCTTCTAGTTTATTTATAAAAACGACGCCATTTAGATATTTTTTAGGAACTTATTAAATGCATTCAGAAGAACCGCTTCGCGATTTTCCTTAGTAGCATATCCCTCATTAATACCACGTTTGATGGCTTCAACTTCCTTTTCTACAAGGATTCCATTGTCCCAAACCCATTCTCTGCCTTCCATGATGCCATTAGCTAGAGCATGTGGAGCTGAAGGATCTGCTACAATATCGGCGGCTGTTGCAAGATAGAAGTCTTTCTGAACTTCCATAAGGCCATCCTTGCGCTTCATGAGTGATCCCATGCCGCGAGAAGAAAAGCCCAATTTTGCGCCTTCCTTCATAAGATTCTTTACGATATTTCCGTATGGCGTATCCATGATCTTTACGCGACCGACGAAGTTATCGCCTTCTTGACGCAATGATTTGACCATGTGTGATACACGCTCAAGATTGATGGTTGGTCCTTGTGGATGACCAAGCTCACCATAAGCACGATTCTGCTCAACGAACTCACGATTATAACGTGCGACTTCGTTAGCTAGTGTATCTGTAGGATAAACGCGACCATTCTTGTTGCCGATATTTCCCTGCATCAAAATGCCTTCGAGGAAATACTGCTTCTCACCTGCTTCATTAGCTTCAGTAATGATCTGTAGATTTTCGTTGACTTCGCAGATGAGTTTCATTAGTATTGCGAGCCTCCAGAGATTGAAGTCGTCTTATGCAACTTAAGAATAAGTGTAGCAGGACCAGTACCGACTTTTGTGATAACAACGTTTGATGTTGCTTCTGCGTCGCCGTTGTCGATAAGACGACCGTCAGACATATCAAAGCAATGTTGACCATCGGTTAGAAGAAGAACAGTATTGGCACCACGAGCAACAACCCAATGTGTATTGTTACCACATGACCACTCAGCCGAAACAATGTTTAGACGAGTAACATTTTCGCCAGCAGAATTTGCGCCAATAGTTGGAGTAGAGTGATTTCTTTTGATGAATCCGCTCGCATTATACTTTGCGATGACCCATCCACCCTTAGTGTGTTTGTTTACAATGCCTTCAGCTGCCATTATTCTTGATCCTCATATAGTGAGGCAACGAAATCAAGAACGCGCTCAAACGTATCTGCGCTTTCATTGACTGCTGCTTTAAATGCTGCACGATTACCTGTATTCAACTGCTCGAATGTATCAACGAGCGAATTATAGATGTCTTCGTTGATTTCAATGATGTCACCGTTTAGAAGTTCAATTTCAATCGCGTCTTCTTGCGACTCACTGATCATTGGCTTGTTAACAAAGATTGACTCGCCAAATGAAGGAACTTGAACAGCAGATGGTGAAGTCTTGACTGGTTTGAAATCACCTTGTGTTTTGTCAGCACGTGTAAGAGGAGTCTTGCTCCCCTTGAAACCTGATTGATCTTTGAGCTCAGATGTACCCTGTTTTGGTGCAGCACGATCACCATTACCTGGCTGATGCATTGACTTCTCAGCACTATTGGCATTGACCTTATCAGCTGTACCTTTTACAGGATAATCAGTTGTCTCGCGCTCGTGCGCGTCATAGAAATCCTGTTCACCCTCAGCACGTGGCTTTAGAGCTTTGGCTTCTGGGTTTTCTTCTCTCTTTACAGCTTCACGCAGTTGTCTGAACGTCTTCATCTGATGTAAACTCCTCTGCGGAAACTTCTTCCTGATTGTTGAACATATGAGACGCTATCTCGACCTTTTTCAGCTCAAGAGCGTCGTTGATTTTATCAGCAAGTGCAGCACTAATCGCGTCGCGGAAGCTGTTGGCGTCCTGATCAGCGGCGGCTTGAATTGCAGTATAAATGTGTTCCATTGTCAAATCCTTAATCTGTGATTCTATTTATAAAATTATGGTTGATTACGACTTCAGAATAGACAGTATTTCGTCGACCTTGGTCATTTCTACAACGATCGTATCTTTTCTTAAATCTTCAATCATGTTGGTTACGAAATTTCTCCAGAACATTTTCTGTTCTTCAGTAACGTAATCAGGCCACTCTGTAACCATAGGGGATGGTTCATTAGATTCATTTGGAAGATCTCTCCAATATGGCCACGAAATACATTGCATTGCATATTTTTCTATAAGATCGTTCATAGCTTACCTATCTCTAAATGCGGTTGTTGGTGGCGTAAATCCAGAAGTGTAGCGGGCATAACCTTTAGTGATACGAATATCGTCAAGATATCCATTCCATAAGTATAATGTACTATAATAACCTCCGATACATAAGTGTGATCCAGCCATACTTCCTGCTTGTGTAGCTGATGCGTCAACATTGCCGTTTACGAAAAGTCTGCAAGTTCCACTTTGACGAGTGAACGCAAAATGAACCCATGTACCAGATGATATAGTAGTGGCGCCTATGATAGACGTGCCTAGTATGTTTGCGGCTAGTTTAGTGCCTGAGTTAGTTAGATAAAATATGATGCCAGTAGTGTATGAAGTTTTAAGACCACCAGCTGTATCTGATATTTGCATAAAACCTCTATCACCTGTTGGAACAGATCCAGAGTAATAGAACCATCCTTCAATTGTAAAATCACCAGATGCCATAGCTATGTTTGGTGAAGAAGGCATAACAAGGCGATCATCAGTTCCGTCGAAGTATATTGATGATCCACCGAATTTGTTTTGAGCAGTGCTAATCTGCGCGTTACCAATCGTTTCTATATGATTTATCATTGCATGGTCAACAATACCTGCGTTAATGAAATTGCATAGTAATGTTGTTCCTGCAACAGTAGAAATTGGAGCTGACGAAGGCGTAAAGTTGGATGTATATACCGCAGATCCAACGACATATCTAACGTCAGAAATATAACCAACGAAAGGTCCAGCAGTATCAGCGCCAGCGCCAATGTAGATTGGTTTATTTCCGCCATAGCTACCGATATTTTGATTAGCGGCTAGAGTTATAGTTGTTGCGTCTTTTACGCCATTGATATAAAACGCAACTTCAGTGCCATTACGCACAAGAGCAACATGATTCCATGTTCCAAGATTTATTGTTGATGTAGAAGAAGCTGTAGCGTATGTGGTAGTAGTACCACCGTTGTTATTGACTGCTGCATATAATGTTCTATTCGTATTAACATAAAATTGAAACATACCACCAGTTTGGTGAGAAGTTACTATTCCTCGAGTTACTGCAACTGAACTAATGTTAATCCAACATTCTATTGTGAAGTTGTTTGTACCAATCAAAAATGCTGCGTTGGCTGCAATACTTAGATAGTCGCCAGTTCCATCAAAATAACATGAACCGCCAATAGTTGCGGTGCTATACGCAGCAGAAGGTCTAAATGGACTATAGCGTTGAACGCTCGGAGTTCCAGTTGGCGTTAATGTAAAATTACTAATGCTGTTATCAACAAAACGATTGCTCTGACAAGTCAACACAACTGTGTTTGTTATCGCTGTTAATGGGTTTGTTGGAGGAGTAAAATTAGAAGTATAAACAGCAGTCCCATTCACTATGCGGAAGTTAGAAATATTTCCTTCAAAATCTTGAGTTCCATCTGTGCTTCCGCCGTTTCGTGCGATCAACAGCGTACGAGTAGAATGAGTGTAATTATATGTGTCGCCAGCTAAGGAACCAATAGAAGTTCCATTAACATAAATGGTTGTTGTTGTGCCAGATCTTACAACAGCAATATGATACCATGTGTTGAGTGAAAACGTATAGTTCGCTGTAAATGAAGAAGTGTTATTTCTTTGCCACCAAACCTGTGTTCCTGTTCCACCGAGATTTAGAAGCCAAATGTTATTCGTTCCCCAGCGACCGCCAATAGCTTCGTACAAACTTGATGCAGTTCGATATATCCAAGCTTCTACAGTAAAGTCACCAGCCATGTCTAGCGATGTGCTTGCTGGGATAGTAAGCAGATCACCGTTGCCATTAAAGTAGTTGCTCCAATTAGACCCATAAGGACTAAACGAGCCTTGTGTCGAGTTACCGTTTCGTGTGATGGTAAATGCGTTTGAACTGCTGTCGATAAACGTATTGTTCTGCTTGCCGTTTGTTGAGTTATCGCCATGCAAAAGAAGAACATTATATGGGAAGTAAGTATCGACGCCATCACTTTCATCTAAAGGCCATGTATTAGTTCTAAGATTTCTTTCGATGTCGCGCATAGTCCATACGCCGCTTCCTCCACCAGAAGTTGCAGTATTGAACGTGCCTGTTAGTCCACCTTCAGTTCTTATTCTAGGCATTAGCTAATTCTTTCCCAACTAGCAATAGCATGAAATGCTGATGCAAAAGTCGATGAAATCTGAATCGAAGAGTTTTCGAGTAGATAAAAACCAGTATCTTTACCAACAATAGACAACGAAGAAGTTGCAGGAACAACCACGTTTCTTGCGATGTATCTTGACGTTCCACCGATCGTAACAGCTACACTGACTGCATAACTGTTTGATGCATAATTAGAAACTGAAATTGTATTGATCTTGTAGACACAACCAGAGTTAGAAGGATTACTAACGATATCTGCTGGAGACGTGCCTACAGTTTGCATAGCTGTATTAGCCAAGATCGTTGTTACGTTAACGATATTTGGATTAGCCATATTATCCCCCAAACACTATCGCCATTGCAATAGCCTTTCCAGTTGTTATTCCTGAGCTACCAGTAGAACTAAAAGTGATCGTATCCGTAGTTGGATTTGCTGCAATAGACATTCCAGAACCAGCAACAAATGTTAATCTATCTGTAGTCGAATCTGCTACGACTACATTAGAACCTACTAAAATTCCAGAGAAACTATTGGATGAAGCAGCTCCTGCACCAATTTCAAATACAGAAGTGCCGTTAGACGAATAGAGTTTTTGATCTTTCGTATTGATCGCAAGTTCACCTGTGGTAATATCCGAAGTAGTCGGTATTTTACCAGCAACAGAACTGCGCTTGATTTTGATTGTAGATGCCAAACTAATCTCCTAGAAAGGAAACGAGGAGAAACGCCTGGTCTCCTCGTTGATCATAATACTTAGTATGTACCACCGTCTATGATTGCCTCAATCGTGCCTACTGTGTATCCAGCAGCACCAGTATCAACTGTAGTCGTTGGTTCTGATTGTGAACCAGTGTAGAATTTCCAAACGCCATCTGAAGCGTCTCGGAATAGACCAGAATACTTAGTACCAGTCGCAACATACTTACCATATAGACCAACATCAACTGTATCAGCTGCGTTGTTAGCAGCCAACTTAATCATCGAGTCATCAACATTTAGAGTTGACGAAGAGATATAAGTTACTGCGCCTTCAACTGTTAAATCGCCGTCGATAACTGTGTTACCAGAAACTCGCAGATTTGTACCAACAGTCAAGCGGCCCGTATGATTAAAAAATCCACTGGTTGACGGATCCGTTGCGTTTGTCTTAGTAGCAATATATGCGTTGGTATTGGCAATAAGCGTTTTTACATAACTGTTTGCTGCCGCATAAGCTTTAGTAGCATATGTTGCAACGGCATTAGCAACTTCAAGATATTGATTTGTCGAAACGCCTGCAACTGGAGCCCAAAATACTGTGCTGCCATTTGTGCGAAGATAGTAACCTGAAGAACCAAGACTGTTGTTTGCGATAAGACCAGCAATTGTTGTGTTGCCAGAAACAGCAAGATTCGTGCTAATTGTAGCGCGACCAGTATGGTTTAAGTGACCAGAAGTTGTTGGATTAGTAGCATTCGCTTTGGTTGCGATATATGCGTTGGTATTAGCAAGAGCTGCACGTTCTGTAGCGATCGTTTGATAAGTTGCTGCCGCGTTAGCCACAGAAAGATACTGAGCGCCAATACGATAAATCGAAGACCCATCGCCAACGAATAGCATACGATCTGGAATGTTGACCGCAATTTCACCAGCAGCCAGTGAGGACGGCGCAGATCCAGGCGTCGTACTTCTTTTGATTTTAATTACTGATGCCATTTCTTATACCTCTATTCTTTAACAAGGTCTTGCTCATACTTTTGCGATCAACCGTTGTTAGTTCTCTTATATGTTCTTTATGACGAATATTTATATTTTTTACCTCAGCCAACTCTTTTTCTAACATAACGTTCTTAGTTGTAAGTAAAAGAATTTCTTGCTGAAGCTGATTAATTTTTTGCTGTTGTTGCTCCATGAATTCGTTAAGAGCAACCATCTCAACACCTTTATCATATTGAAAATCGTCTGACATTATGGAAATGAACCTCCATCAAGATCATCAAAGATAGGAACGCCTGTTGGTCCTATTTGCATAACTTTACCATTAGTTCCAGTCGCAAACGCAAATGTTGTGCTATTAGAAGCATACATTATGCCATTCTGAGTGAGTGACGTTTTTCCAGTACCACCATACTGTACGCCAAGTACATTAGTTAGAACAAGATTTGTAATAGTAGCTGTACCAATCGAAGCCGTATTAAACGATACGTCGTTACTTTGTGTAAAAGCAGCAGCTTGGATTGTTACAGCTTGTTGAGTGTTCGCAGATGAAACAACAGAGATACCACCACTATCTGGATTGACCTTCATAGCTACTGCGCCAAGAACAATCGTATTACCTGAAAGGTATAGGTCCTTAAATCTACGATCTGGCGCACCAAGACTACGAGTGATATCGCTATCAGGAACAACATCGCGAACAGTTAGTGTTGTTGTTACGTTATTTGATATCTTACTCAAAAGAGTAGGGATTGAAAAAGTAAGACTTTTTGCAGAAGCGTTTGCTACAATCTGAAGACCAGCAGCTGGAATAAGATTTAGAGTATCTAATCCTTCCGCAGTAAGAGAAGGAACTCCATTGATATTCCAGTATTTAAATGTAGAGTTCATTTGAATCTTAACATCACCACCGCCAAGATCAACTACGTCAAATCCAGAATCAGTATCAAAACGTAAACCTGTTACATCAAATACTTCGTTTGCATAAACTCCATTAGCTGCAACTTTACTTACAGTAATAGATCCTCCACCACCTCCGCCTGAAGGAGTAGCTGCTCTCCATTTTTTAGTTGACGCATTGTATGTAAGAACTTGTCCGTTTGTTGGTGAAGAAACGCTATTGTAATCTACATCATCAAGGCGATGAAGTAATACTTCACCAGAACCAGCTAGTCCACCACCAGCTGCTGCATTAAACGCAATCTTAGATACACGACGGTCGAAATCTTGAGTGAACTGCTCAAGTTTCTTTTCTAGTTTAGATACATCAGCGTCAGATCCAGGATCACCTTTGTCTCCTTTATCACCCTTATCGCCTTTGTCTCCCTTCTCACCCTTTTCGCCTTGTGGTCCTACTGACCCAACAGCACCATCTTTACCGTCTTTTCCTGGCTTTCCGTCTTTTCCATTTGTTCCATCGCGTCCGTCGCGACCATTGGCTCCAGCAGGACCTTGCGGTCCTTGTTCGCCACGCTCTCCAGTCTCCCCTCGTTCACCAGCAATTCCTTGTGGTCCTTGTTCTCCTCGCTCACCTTGATCTCCTTTATCACCTTTGAGCCCAATATCACCTTTCGGACCCTGATCACCTCTAGGTCCGCGTTCTCCGTCTTTACCTGCTGGACCAGTTAAACCTGTATCGCCACGAGGACCTGGAGGACCTTGTTCGCCTAGATCACCTTTATCACCTTTTAATCCAGTATTACCAACAATTCTACCTAGATTCGCAACAGAACCGTCATTGAACTGTAGTGTAAGTTCACCTTCAAATATGCGTGCGTCAACGATGCTACGACCGTCGCGCCCATTCTTAGGTTGTATGGAATTTATTTGTTCGATGAGCTGAGAACGAGCTTCCTCAATCTCAGCTTTTGCGAGCTTAGTGGCAACAGAAAGGAGCTTTGCCTTTTCTAAGTCGTCCATAATCACTCATCGTCCCTGATCTCTATCTCTTCAACGTCTTTAAGATCAGCCATGGAAACTTTCTCGATAGCCTTTGTCATGCTTTCGATCAGCTTCTTATCTTCTTCAGTTAGAGGTTTAGGCGAGAACTCTTCCTTCACCTTCTTTGCGCCTGGAATATCATGCTTGACTTTGATTTCAAGTTTCTGAGGCGTCGACTTTTCTTTTTGAGCTTGCTGCGCTTGGTTGTTCGCGACTTGTTGATCAACAGCTTGTTTTGCTGCATTGCGCTGATCATCTTGAGCCATTGCTTCGTCTTCAGCAGCTTGTGCGATTTCGCCCTCAGCAGCCATCTGCTGATCCATCTCTTTAATTTCGTCTTCGGTTTGACGAAGGATATTCTTACGAATCCATTCTACCGAGTAATACTTACCAACATATGCATCAACGATACCAAGAACAGATAGACGATTGTTGAGCATATCTTGTTCTTTGATTTCTGCATAGTAGTTATCACGTTGGAAATCGTATTTGATATCATTCTTCATATCCTTCCACTCTTCGCGGGTCATTACGCCCTTGAGTAGAAGTTGAATTTCAAGCAGATTATCAAACAGTTGTGAGAAACGATCGCGCAGGCGTTCAATGAACTTAGCAAATTTTACTTCGTCGCGAGTGATTTCACCTTGACGTCCCAGCGAAAACTGACCGTCTGGTTCAAGACGAGAGATAGGAACTGACAAAGATTTGTAAAGTTTCTTGCGGAAGTAATCTACGTCATCCATCTGTCCAAGATTTTCACCGCCTGGAAGTGTGGTGATTTCTGTACCACGACCGCCTTCGCGACGAGGTAGCCAATAATCTTCCAGCATTGTCATGAACTTACGAGCGTCTTTGATTTCGCCGTTGTTGGCGTCATAGACCAGACGATTCTTGTGACGAACCATCATGTCGCGAACGTACTGTTCAGCCTTTGCTTTAGGTAAGTTACCAACGTCGATGTAGAAGATACGGCGCTCAGGCGCACGCGCGAGACGATAGATAACAACTGCGTCTTCAAGCATACGCAGCTGATTGAGCGGCTTGATTGCTTTATGAAGATGCGACAGAACCATACGGTTACGGGCATCAAGCAGACCGCTGTGAGTATATGAGATAGCATCCTTCGAAATCTTGACGCCTTGTGTAAGCGTACCAGACGAAAGACCAGCTGGATTGAACAGGAAGTATTCTTCGTAAGGCGGAGCAATCAGCTTTGAGTTCATGCCAACAACTGGCGTGCGCTTGATTGGCTGACGAATCTTACGAATACGACGAGGATCAATGTAGCGGAGTTCTTGAATGCCTTTACGAGGATTCTTGACGTCTACCATGATATGATAGAACAAACGGCCGTCGATATACCAACGACGGAAAATTTCATAGCAATTGTTCTGGAAATCAAGCAGCTTAAGAACTTCGTTGAACTCTTCTTCAATGCGCTTCTTAACACTATCTGGCTGCTCAAGTTTATCGAGGTTGATATTAATGGCGTCGTCGCGTTCGTCTGTAACGATAGCTTCATTAACAACGTCATCAATAGCAGACTCGCACTCGGGATACATCGACATCTCGCGATATCGAGTTACAAGTTCTGCTTCGTTTTTGGCTGTACCTTCTAGATCGACATACGTTCCGTATGCGCCACCAGGCGCGACTTCCATCGCGCCGTCAAGATTAGGAGGGGGAGCAAAGGAAGGAACCTGAACTGCTAGTTTCTCAGCAGCGTCATCGTCCTTCCCTACACGGAAGCCAAATAATTCGATCGCCATTTATTTTCCTTCAAGAACTGTATAATATATTTAGGCGACCAATTAAGTATCGATCACCCTACCGTTAACGTCGGCGTCAACAGTCCAGTAATCGTAAGCAAACTCTACAGTGAATTCTTCGATAGCATCAGTTGTTTCCCAGTTCAGTTCGATGTTACCGACGTTTACTGGGAAGATGTTTACGAAAGTGTACTGACGAGTTGGAATAGCAGCATCACCGAGAGTTGTGCCGCCGGCAAATACGCCAGTCTTTGCATAGTGACGAACTGTAGCAGTCGTGCGATATGAAGCAAGACCTTGTTCTGTGATCACTGATGGATTACGAAGATTGTTTTCATGTGAGTTGATGTATGAGCTCCAGAGTTCGAATGCGTTACGAACTAGGAAATCTTCATCATTAAGAACTGTAACCTGCCAGTTTTCGAACGAGCGATTACCAGCCATCTTTACCTTACGACCGAAGTATGGAACTTCAATCTGACTGATTGTAGACGTTGGAATTGAAGTCGCCTTACAAACGAACGTAAACTGCTGTTCAGCTGTTGGCTCAGCAATACCAGCTGGAAGCGTCAGAAACACTTCGAAAAGTGATGGTCTGGCGCCTCCGTATGGAAGTCCTCTTGCGGCGAATGTTGACACATTAAAGGGCATCGTTTTTTACTCCCTATCCTTTCTAGTATTTAGTTCGCCTATTAGAACTTACCTACGATTTCAGTGAAGTCAACACCAGTACGAACCGCAACGAAGTTCAACTGGATGAAGTTAATCGAACGAGCTGGCTTGATGTAGATGTCA